TGTCGCTCTTGCTGTGTCTAATATTAAGCCAAAGATGGCTTCTGCCGAGAGTAAAACTTTGGATCAACAGGGTCTTGAGGCCGGTCTTAGCTATATCGGTCTTGAGGCCGAGAATGCTGAGCGGAGGGTAGCAGCTTTTTGGGCTATGTATGAAAGCGGGCAGCCCGCCAGCGTCAATTATCCAGAGCGGTACAGTCTCAAGACAGAAGAGGAACGCCGCAAAGAGGCAAAGGACCTTGCCGAAATGGCTGATCGCGTACCCTCTAGCGAATACAAACGACAAGTTTTTAAGAAGATTGCAAACGTCCTTATCGGCCACACAGTCACGGAAGAGGAACTACAACGAGTCTACACTGAGATTGACAAGGCTAAGGTTCTTATTATGAACCCGGACGTGATTGCAAAGGACATCGAGCAAGGTGTTCTATCGTTGGAGTTAGCAGCCGTGGCGAAGGGGTATCCCAACAACTCTGTTAAGGATGCGGCAGCCGAACACGCTGATCGTTTGGCGCGTATAGCAATTTCACAGGCAAAAGGACCTGTTGTGGACACTCAAGAGTCGGGAGCCGGAGCGGCTCAGAAAGCGAAGGTGCAACAAGATAAAGTGACAGATGCGGTTCCAACCGACAAAGTGCGAGGTGAAGGACAATGATTTACGGCACATTACAAGACGCAAACACTTACTTCTCTTCGCGGATGTATACGACCGCGTGGGATAGGGCTACAATCCAGACCCAACGGAAAGCTCTAGCTCAAGCGACCCGTATCATTGATCGGTTGAACTTCATCGGTATCAAGACCGTTTCAACGCAGGAGTTGCAGTTCCCGCGTGGTGGCGATACAACTGTCCCGTCGGACATCTGTAGTGCTACCTACGAGATTGCACTTGCTCTGTTGGATGGTCGCGACCCCGAACGAGAGCGGACGAACCTGAGCGTACAATCTCAGGGTTTTAGTGGCGTGCGTACTACCTACAACCACGCTACGGCTTCCGACCATATTCTAGCTGGGGTACCGTCCTATACCGCATGGACGTTCTTAAAACCCTATCTGGAAGATGGCGAAAGCATCGAACTTCGTAGGGCTTAACACTGGAGTATCCCAATGAAACGCCGTTACATTACCGCTATGGCTGCAATCATCGGTTACGAAGAACCGACTCCGGAGCAGAAAGCCGCTGCCGAGGCGGAAGAAGCTCGGAAGAAAGCAGCCTCGGCGGGCCAGTTCACTCAAGATCAAGTGAACGCCATGATTGCAAAGGAGAAAGGTCGTTGGCAGCAGCAGAACGCGGCGACCATCAAGCAACTTGAAACTTTGCAGCAAAATGCCAACTTGACGCAGCAGCAGAAGGACGAGTTGGAGATTCAGCTTACTGAGTTGAAGAATCAGTCCCTCACGAAAGAGGAACTAGCCTCTCAGGAACGCGAGAAACTCACCAAGAAACTCAAGGATACGGAGACGTCTTTGACGAAGGACCGCGATGGATGGCGAGGTCGTTTTGAGACCGCTCAAATCTCTCGCGACATCGTCGATGCGGCGTCTGCCGGCAAAGCTATCCGTTCTACACAGGTCTTGACGCTCATACGGGGCCAGTCCCGGCTAGTTGAGAAGCTCGACGAGCAAGGCAAGGGCACCGGCGAGTACGAGACCAAAGTCAAGTTGGAGACGAAGGGCTCCGACGGCAAACCAGTAACCCTCGATCTCTCACCCAAAGATGCGATCACTAAGATGCGGGAAGATGTCGAGAACTTTGGTAACCTTTTCGAGTCGGATGCGGTTGGTGGTGTCGGACGGACGAACGTTCCCGGCCGCTCCTCCAATCCCAATGATTTGTCAAAATTGTCGATGGAAGAATACATGAAGCAACGGCAAGCGGCTCGTAAGTAACGGACCGCTTGGACTGTCGCGTTAGACAAGGACCACTCTCATGAAACGTAAGTTCCTTCCTTCTCTCCCCGCCTTGATCGGCCACAACAACGACGTGTCTGCGTGGGTTCCGGCCCTATGGGCTCGGGAATCCATTGCCATTCTCGTCGAGAACATGGTCATGGCCGGTCTCGTACATCGGGATTTCGAGAATACTATCGCCAACTATGGCGACACCGTGAACACCCGCAAGCCGGCGGAGTTCACTGCGAAGCGCAAGACCAACGCCGACGAGATCACCGTGCAGAACGCGACGGCCACTAACGTGCAGGTCGTTTTGAATCAGCACATTCACGTCTCGTTCATCATCAAGGATGGCGAACGGTCCAAGGCGTTCGCGGACTTGGTTACCGAATACCTCGAACCGGCGATGATTGCGAATGCTCGCATGGTGGACCGCATCCTCATGGGCCAGCAGGTTCGGTTCTGGGCCCACGCCGCTGGCGGGCTCCAGCAACTCTCCAGCAGCAATGCGCCGGACTATATGATCGACGCCCGGACGATGATGAACAAGCTCAAGGTGCCGGAGGACAACCGGAACGTCATCTGGACGACCGACGCCGAAGGGTTGGCTCTCAAGAACACCATCTTCCTCAAGGCCAACGAGGTCGGCGATGGCGGTCAGGCGCTGGCGGAAGCTGTGTTGGGTCACAAGCTTGGATTCAATCACATCATGAGCCAGAATGCTCCGACCGTCTCGACGGCTATCGACACTGTCAGCGGGTCGGTGAATGGTTCGATGGGCACCGTCGGCGCGACGGCTCTCACGATGGACGCGTACAGCGGGACCATTGGCGTGAACTCGATGTTCACGGTTGCCGGCGACTACACGCCGCAACGGGTTGTGACCGTGACTGCCGCCAATACGGCCAACGGGTACACGACCTCTCTCACTTTCACCCCCGGCCTCAGGCACGCCGTGGCCGATAACGCCCTTCTCACGTTTGGTGATCCCGGCGCCGTCAATAACGCCAGCGCCATCACTGACGGAGACGAGACGCTGTGCGCCTCCGGGTATCCCATTGGTTACGCCAAACCCATTACGGTGGATGGGTTCACTAACCCGCCGCAAGTCGGACAGGCTGTCATCTTTGGGACAGCAACCACGGCTGACATCTACTGCATCGTGGACGTGAACACTGCTGGTACTGCAATCACTCTCGACCGTCCGCTGGTCGCTGCGATTACCAATGACGAAGTGGTGAATCTCGGTCCCGCTGGGCAGTACAACTTCGCGTTCCGGCGTAACGCCATTGCGATGGTGTCTCGTCCCTTGGCGCTGCCGGAAACGGCGGGCGTCAACTCGGCGGTCATCGATTTCAAGGACATCAGTGTCCGCGTGACCATCGGGTACGACCAGTACAAGCAAGGTCATCTGGTAACGGTGGACTTGCTGTTTGGCGTCGCGACGCTCGACACCAACCAAGGTGGCGTCCTGCTTGGGTAACGGCCTCTGCCGGGTGCGGGGCGGGCTCCGCGTGGCCCCGCCCTCCCTTTCTAGGAGTACACGGTGAATCAGGAACTCAGACAAGCTCTATATACGCTCAAAATGCGTTGGGGTGAACCTGCGACCGTTTACCGTGTTGCTTCTTCCACCACAGACCTCCAAACCGGACTGACCTCCGAGAGTAGGACTGTTTACGCGGTTGATAGAGCAGTATTGATTGATGGTCCGGGGAAACGGGATTTTGTTTACCACCGGTCTTTCATCGCTGCCAGCCGCGAGTTCATTTATGGTGGGACCTTCGATGACCGTCAAGGTTTCATTGTGATTGATGCGACAGACCTTCCAATAGGATTCACTTTCCGGCAAGAAGATTACGTTGTGATAAATAATCGCCGCCTCCAAATCAAAACCGCTGAAATGCTTGACGGGGTTGCGATTGTAATCAATTACTCTGAGTTAGTGGACCAACCAGTTGCTCAGGTACACGAACTAATTGCTAAGGACTATCTGGACTTGTTGGAGGCGATACAGTGAACGAGAATTGGCAACGATGGATTATCGCTTCCGTGGCGGATTATTTCGGTACGGCTTTAGCTTCTCTGAACATTCCAATGTTTTTAGAGGGCGAGGTCACCGATAAACGCTCAGACAAGACCAAATGGATTGAGTTGCGTATCAATGGACCGCAAGCGAAGGAACTGACGCAAGGTCATTGGCGACTTTCAGTTGCAATCAACATCTTGATAACAGCCGCTAAAGATTCAAAAGATGCGTATGCGATTTACAGGATTGTAGGACCGATAGAGACTGCGTTCTGCACTATCCCTGTATTGAAACTCGGTAAAGAGACCGCAGATGACAAGTCAAAGATTGGGTGTTTGGAGTTGGATTCGCACGCCGCGCAACCAATCAAGACAAACCATTACGGTCAAGTAACCACTGATAAGCCTGTAATGCAATCAACCGTAGAGGGGCGTTACATTATGGAATTGTACACGTCCCCTCTTGCTTAGGAGACTCTCATGAGTCGGATTGACTTGAAACACGCCACTTTCCAGTTCACGGACGGTGCCGCTCACGGCCTGTTCGTTAAGCTGGGAGAAGGCAACTTCCAGTACACCGAGAAGAAGGAACGGCAGTATTTCCGAGACCGCGGGCGTCTCGATGCCGTGCGAGATGGGGACGAGCAGCCCGTCGAAGTCCGGTTCGACGCCGTGTGGGAGTTCATCGCCGGTGTCGGCGACTCTCACGGAACCTCGCTGCCGAGCATCGAAGATGCTCTCAAGAAGCGGAATGCCTCCGCGGCTTGGTCCTCCTCCGATACGGACACCTGCAATCCGTATGCTCTCGACCTGACACTCCGGTATAAGCCGGAATGCTCCAGTGTTAATTTGGAGACGCTCCTGTTCGCGGACTTCCGCTACGAGGAGCTGTCTCACGACTCGAAGAACGCGACTATCGCGGTCAGCGGTAAGTCGAACTCGGTGGAAGCCGTCGCTGCTCGTGCAGCCAATACCGGCACGTAGTTCTTATGGGTCGCCCCGGCAACGGGGCGACCCTACCTTCTACAGACAGAGGAATTGAATCATGAAACTTAACGGCCAGAAACTTGAGGGGCCAAATGTGGTGGATATCGTGATCCCGCGAGGCAACGGGTCTGCGATTGCTTTTAAGGCACAGGCTGTGCTTGAAACTACCTCTTTCACTGCAACGTGTCCTGAACCAGTCCCGCCACTGAAAAGAGCGGCAGGGTCTGATCGCGATACGCCGTGGCTTGATAATCAGGACTATCTACTCAAGAAACGAAAACACGCC